CCTCGTCGATGCTCGCTTTGCGTTCGGGTGGCAGGTCAGCGATCACCTGCTCTATCAGGCGGTCACCATGGCGCCGAGCCTGCTCTTGGAGCTTTGCCAGGTAACCCGAGTAGTCTTCCTCCATGTCAGCCTCCTGTCCGGGTAAGGCCACGCGCCTGAAACAGCAAATCGAGCGCCTCCTCCATCACCGCCTGCAGCCGGCGGCGCTCCTGGAAGCAGATCGTCTCGAGCTGGCGCTTGGTCGCCTGGTCGACGAAGAACGCCACCTGGCTCTTGCCTTCGCGTCCCGGCGTGGTCTTGGCGCGGCGCGGCGCCGCCGGCGGGGGCATCTGACCCCCCTGCCCTACCGGCTCGAGCGGTACGACGTTCGGTTCGACCTTCAGAGTTCCGCGCAGAGCCATCAGAGCCTTCCTTGGGTGTCGAGGACGACAAAAACGACGAGGCCGAGGATCCCGGCCACGATGAATAGGCCGACGACAGCCATGACTTTGAAGCCTGCGTGGGTCGGTGGGTGCCTCATCGCAGCCCACCAAGCATCAGGCCGCCGATGATGATCCCGCCGGCGGCGAGCCCCAGGAGTAGCGCGAACAGGTTCTCCTTCATGCCGCCTCCAACTTGTCGGCGTGTAGACGCTCCATCATGTCGGCGTATAGACGCTCGATCTCGCGCGCAGCCGGGCAGCCGGGCTCGACCTCCTGCGCCGTGCGGCCGTCGATGAGGCAGTGCTGCAGGGCGACGCGCTGGTAGACGATCGCCTGGCTGACCGGGGCGCCGGCCTGGGCCAGGCCGACGGCGGCCTCCTCCGTCACGCGGGAGCGAGGCGGCGTGGCATTCAGCACTACGGCGAACGGCTTGTCGACCATGCGCACCAGCTTCACCGAGGTTATCACCGCGTCGAGGTCGAACTGGGCGGGGCGGCACGGGATCAGCACCAGGTTGGCTGCCTCCACGGCGCCCAGGGAGGCGCGGTCGGCCGAGGGCGCGGTGTCGAGGATCACCAGGTCGTACCCGTCCGCCTCCGCCGCGGCGAGCACCTTGCCGAGCTGGCTGGCGTGCGCCGTGTCCACGTCGGGCGGCAGGTCGCCGCGCCGCTTCGCCCACCCCACCAGGTTCCCCTGCGGGTCCATGTCGAGCAGCAGCGTCTTGGAGCCCCGGCTGGCGTGGTGCGCGGCGAGGTGGAGCGAGAGGGTCGACTTCCCCGAGCCGCCCTTCTGGGAAACTATTGCGACGACATGCACGAGAACGCCTCCTGGACCAGCTTGAATAGCTCGTTCATGCGCAACGCGGACTCCCACTCGTCTTGTCCAAATTTGAGTTTGGCTTCTGGCTGCAGGTGGCGCTCTACGCCCATACCGTAGACAACTGGCTGGGGCTCTACGCCAACGAACCGCACCGCGAAAACAACCCCTCGGTCTACTGCGGGCTCGAAGACGATCGGATGTGTCAGCGGTTCATGTCGAGCAATCTGCCATACCTGCAGGTTGGTCAGCTTCGCCGTCGCCACAACGAGATTCCCCTCCGCTAACGCCTCTGCGTACGGTCGCCTTTTTGGCACGTCGACACCTCCATATGTCTACACGCCGACACGTTGTAAAGCATACTTGTCGGCCTGTCTACGTTCCCACGCGCGCTGGAACCGCGCAATCGCCCCTTCAAGCGTTGCACTCCCTACGGTAGGGATTCCTTGCACTTTAGAGACCGTCTGGCCACCGGACTCTGTTGCTGACCCTCGTTCGCCTGCGCTGCGGTGCGTGCTCGGCTCGCTCGGTGGGACGAGAAGCTCATAGAGGTTGGTCACCTGGCGGCTGGCCCAGCCGATGCGGACGCGCCGACGTGTCTTCCTGACGACACCCAGCTCGATCAGGCGGGCGATCCCGCGCGCGACCGTGTCGCGGCTGACATGGGCCACGGAGAGAGCACACGACCCCAGCCCCCATTTGGGGGTTGCGCAGGCGCTGGTTTCGGGGGATACTCCTGATTGTCAGGTCAGATTGAGTATCCCCTTCGTGGGGTCGGGCGGTCCCTTCGGGGGCCGCCTTTCGTTTGTTCAGGTCATGTCGAGACTCGGGTTGCGGGGTGGAAACCCTGGCACTGTGGGTGGGCCATGTCTACCACAGTTGCATTTGACAGGCAGAGCCGTTAAACACGAGAGTCGTAGTTGTGGGCCGACGACCCCATCAGACCTGACAGGAGACCACCATGGCGGCCACTGGCTTTGCTCCGGCGACTTTCCTCCCGCTGTTCAACGGGCGACAGACCACTGGCGCGGCGATTCCCGCTTCCGCCACCACCGGTACCTTCGGCTGCACCGTCGGCACCCTCGACGGCTCCGGCGCCGCCGGCCAGACCGCTCAGCTCATCTCCGAGGTGGCGAACGCTGGCAACAAGACCGACACCGTCATCTTCGACATGACGGTGCCCAACGCCGCGTTCATCGGCGCGACCTTCAGCCTGGTGGTGACTGCCCGCCACACCCGCGCCGGCGGCTCTGGCACCGCCACCATCGACGCTTCCGTGCGCCAGATCTCCTCGGCGGGCGTGAGCAGCGCCGAGCTGGTGAGCACCGCGGCCCAGACCCTCACCGTCGGGTCGACCGTCGCCTACACCTTCACCGTGGATTCCACCGGCTTCGACATCGGCGACCGCATCACCATCGCGATCCAGGCCGCGCTGACCGTGGGCGACGCGAACAACAACAGCGTGACCATCTACAGCGTCAAGCTGTCCGACTAAGGGCAGCTCCGATGGCGAAGAAGGGAACGAAGAAGGGCGGCGGCAAGAAGTGCTGAGCCCGTAGGCCCTGCCGGTCCGTCGGACTGGCGGGGCTTCTGTTGTTGGGGGTTTGGGATTTGGGTGAGACGCTCCGCAAGGTAGCCGAGAACTCGACGTTTACCGCGCTGTCGAGGATCGCGGTGTTCGTCGTCACTGCCTTGGCGATCCCCTTTCTGACCTGGGCCATCTCGGCCACCCTCGAGGGCAAAGAGCAGAACGCCCTGCAGAAGCTCGCGCTGGAAGTGCAGGGGCGTCAGATCGGTGAGCACACAGCTTCGATCGCCGAGATTAAGCGCACCCGCGACGCCGACCGCGACGCGATGCTGTCGCTGCGTACTGACCTCGGGCGCGCGCTCGAGAAGCTGGACGGCCAGTTGAGCAGCCTGCGCCGCATCGAGGCGTGGATCGACCAGCAGAGGACCGCCCGCCCATGAGGATGCTCCTGCAGCGCCGCCCCTCCGTGGGCAACTGCACCATCGGCCTGCTGTCGATCGGCGGGGTGCACGAGTGCTACACCTGCGAGGACGTGGTGCGCGCGCTCGGGGTGAAGGTCTACGGCCAGACGGCCATCCCCGCCGGCATCTACCCGGTCGTTGTCAACCTGTCGCAGCGGTTCAAGCGGCGCCTGCCGCTGCTGCTGAATGTCCCCGGGTTCGAGGGGATCAGGATACACCCAGGCAACACCGCAGCGGATACGGAGGGGTGCATCCTTCCCGGCCGCGGCTTCACCAACACCGGCGTGACGCAGAGCGTGCTCGCCTTCGACGCGCTGTTCCTGAAGATCGAGGCAGCCCAGGCCGCCGGGCAGCCCGTGTCGATCGAGATTCGCAATGCGGCAGGGGGCTGAGAATGAGCGTGATCACCCATTTCCCGCTGGCTGAACCGGAGCTGACCGACGAGCAGGTCGCGCTGCGCGACGAGATCAAGCTGAAGGCGCGGGAGATGGAGGAGCTGTTCGAGAGGCTCCGCGACACGCGCTCCAAGATCCAGGCGAACCTGGCGCTCGAGGGCGCGGTGCTTTGGGCGGAGCGGGGGCTGGTCTAGGTCCACCCCGCCGCGCTGACCCTGCGGGGCTGGATCGACCGCCGCATCTCGCGGTGCAGGATGCGCCCCGTCAGGTTCATGTTCACCCCGAGGCAGGCGTACTGCAGGCAGTCGGCCACATCCGACCACGGGTGCGACTTGTCCGGCCTGTCCTCGAGCGCCCCGTCGCGCTTCTTCTTGTAGCGGTACATCGACCCCATCGCGCGCACGAGGGTAGGGCACCCCTCGCGGCGGATGTTCACCATGGGGCCGCCCTGGATGCTGGCGCGGAGCGCCTTCTCCACGGCGAGCAGGCGCGGCTCGATGTTGTTGGTGCTGGCGGGGTAGACGAGATACCCGTGCGACTTCAGGGCGTCGAACGGGCTGTCGTCGTATACCTGGCCCTTCTCGCCGCCGGCGGGGTCTGCCACCACGAAGACGCGCTTGCCGGCGTACGGCTCGCCCTGCAGGAGCGGGGTGAGCTTCTCCTCGACCATCTGGTTGAGGCCCATGTCCTCGGTGGTGATCTCGTCGAAGATGTTGAGCTTGCCGAGGGAATCGACCTGGCAGATGAGCGCCGCCGGCGTGCGGCCGAAGTCCATCGCCACCAGGATCGGGCGATGCGGGTTCACGATCACCTTCATGTCGCGGACATGGACCTGGGCGTCGAAGCTGCGCCGGAACACCGCCTGGCCGGCGTTGCTGGTGCCCCATTTGCTCTCGACGTGCACCTCCGACCATTCCTGGCCGCGGCTGCCGATCAGGTTCTCGTAGTAGTTCGGCGGCAGGTTCTCGATGTTCTCCGCCTCGGGGGAGATGCCACTGGGCTGGTGGAACAGGCGGAACCGCTTGTCGGGGTTCAGCACCATGACCTCGTGGTAGGGGCTGTCCACGTCCCAGGGGTTGGTGTCGGCGATGACGCCGAACCAGCTCGGCCCGCCCAGCAGCTTCGACGGGTACCGTCCGCAGCGGCCGACCAGCGCGTCGATGATGTCGATCGGTACCTCGCGCATTTCGTTCACCCAGCCGCCGGTGAGCTGCAGCGAGAGCAGCCGGCGCTGGTCCTCCTTGGTGTCGAGCGGGATCAGCGGCCAGTCGCTGTGCATGATGGTACCGTCGGGCAGGGGGCACCGGATCCGCACCGTGCTCTCGGTCACCGCGAAGTGGACCATGGGGCCCAGGTACTGCTGCACGTCCGCCAGCACGGTGGATTTCAACTGCTGTAGTGTATTTCGGATCAGGGCGAACCGGGTGTAGCGGACGCCGTCGGTGTGGGGGCACTGCTGGGCGGCGCGGCGCAGCAGTTCGATGATGCAGCCCATCGACTTTCCACTACCGTAGGGGCCGACGATGCAGCGGATGAGGTGGTCATCGAGCATGAACCGCTCGATGGTAGGGGTGGGCTTGTAGGTGAGGGTCATCAGATCCCCGCCTCCACGTCGGCGCAGGCGACCCGGTTCTGGTAGAAGCAGACGAAGGCGCCACGCACGCCAGGCGGGCGGTCCTCCCGCGTGCGCAGCTCCTGGGGCGGCACCGGCCGCCATTCGTCGGGAGCGTCGTCGCCGAACTGCTCCTTGCCGATCCACGCTTCGACGCGGCCGTCATCGGTCGGGCGGATCAGCGTGCGCCGGCAGTCGGCCTGGTCGCAGCAGCCGATACCGCGGATGTCGCGCAGGCCGCGGAGCCAGGTCGCCAGCGCGCTGTTGGGGTCGGCACCCGGGGGTGCGGCGGCGGTGCACAGCACCAGGGCGAGGAGGGCAGTGCGGATCATTCTTGCGCGTGCTCCCGCAGCGCCATGGACGCTTTGTGTTGTATGAGCAGGCTGCGCACATAGTCGGCCAGCATCGACGGTCCTACCGGACCGGAGAACGTGTACTGACAGCTCACCGCTGTGCCGTCACTGCACCAGACAGCAAAGGCAAACCCATCGACTTCCCCTCCCAGGTCAGAATCCGCCATCGCCTTGCGGACTTCGTCAGCCATAAAATGACGACGTGTCGACGTGTCGGTGTGTATGATGCGCAACTCCCCGCCGCGCTTGAACTTGATGAGCCCGATACGGCACCCGCTCATGGCGCGTCCTCCGCAGGCGCTTCGAGCGCCGGGGCAGGGGGCACCACCGTCGCCGTGATCGTCTGAGTGGCACCACCGCTGAACAGGATGTTCACGGCGAACTGTGGCCCTGTCGGGCCGCTTGCGCCTTGCCCCGCCCGTGGATCCGGCTCAAGGCCGGCGATCTTCGCGACGAACTGGTGCGCTGCGACGCGCTCCTTGAAGGGGATCGTCGGATCCTTCAGCCCCTTCAGGAGGTCCGGCGCCGCCTCGATGAGCCCGACTTCGTAATACGCCTTCAGCCGTGCGGCCGCGTTGGCGTCGCTTTCCCAGTGCTGCTTCTTGGCCTGGTATTTGGCGAACACCGCTGGCCGCCGCAGCAGCTCCCGGACGCCGTCTTTGCTCAGTCCGTAGCGCGGGAGGATCTCGTCAACCGTGAAGATCTGCCGTGCCAGGTCTTCGAGCAGGGCGTCGATGTCTATGTGAGCGAACGGGTCCTGGTTCACTACGGTAGGGAGCGAGAGAAGCTCGTCTATCTCGGATGCTGTGGCTGGCATTGGCCCATGCCTCAATATGGTGTTGCGCCGACACGTCGACATCGCTAGATAAAGCACTACGGTAGTAAATGCGAGAGTGGTAGTTGTCCTTCTCCGCCACACCCCAGTCAGCAGTGGACGCAGCGCCTCCGACGCGCGGCGGGTTGCTGCGCGTGGTGTCGGGCGGGGCGCTCGATGCGTGGGAGCGCAAGAAGGAAGCCGCGATGGTGGCTGCGGCGCAGCCCGCGCCGGCGGCAGACCTCGCGCACTACGTCCGCTCCCAGTGGGAGATCATGCGCAACCACCGCAACACCGCGCAGCGGGGAGGGGTGTCGCTGAACGAGGTCCTCCTGCGCGCGCAGCGGATGTACGAGGGCCAGTACGACCCCGACAAGCTGGCGGAGATCCGCCGCTTCGGCGGGTCGACCGTCTACTCGCGCATGGTGGCCAACAAGTGCCGTGGCGCCACCGCGCTCCTGCGCGACGTGTATCTCGGCAACGAGCGCCCCTGGGACATCCAGGCCGAGGCCGACCCCGACGTGCCGCCCGAGGTGCGCGCCAACATCATGCAGCTCGTGGCGACCGAGGTGCAGACCCTGCAGGCGACCGGCCAGCCGGTGCTGCAGGACCAGACGCAGATGCGCCTGGTCGGCCTGATGCACTCCGCCAAGCAGGCGGCCAAGCGCCGGGCCCAGCAGCAGGCCACCTCCGTCGGCGACAAGATCGAGGAGATCCTCGAGCAGGGCGACTTCTACCAGGCGCTGACCCAGTTCCTCACCGACCTGCCGCTGTTCCCCTTCGCCGTGCTCAAGGGGCCGATCGTGCGGATGGTGCCGACCCTGGTGTGGCAGAACGGCCGCCCGACCACGCGCATCAAGCCGCGCATGTTCTGGCAGCGCGTCTCGCCGTTCGACATTTACTGGTCGCCTGGCGCCAGCGCGATCGCGGATGCTGACATCATCGAGCGCAAGCGGCTGACCCGCAACGACCTCAACGACCTCATTGGCGTGCCTGGCTACGACGAGAAGGCGATCCGCGCCGCCCTCGACGACTACGCCGGCGGCCTGCGCGAGTGGATGGACGCCACCGACACCGAGCAGGCGCTGAACGAGGGCCGCGAGAGCCCCTCGATGAACCAGTCGAAGACCATCGACTGCATCGAGTTCCACGGCTCCGTGCAGGGTCGCACCCTGCTGCAGGAAGGCATCAAGCCGAAGCTGATCCCCGACCCCGATCGCGACTACCAGGTGCAGACCTGGGTGGTGGGCCGGCACACGATCAAGACCCAGCTCAACCCGTCGCCCCGCCAGCGCCACCCGTACTACCTGACGAGCTTCGAGAAGGTGCCGGGCACCGTGCACGGCCACGGGCTGCCCGACCTGATCGAGGACCTGCAGGACGTGGCCAACGCCGCGCTGCGCTCCATGGTCAACAACATGGCGATCGCCAGCGGCCCGCAGGTCACGGTGAACACCGACGTGATCTCGCCGACCGAGAACGCCGACGAGCTCTACCCGTGGAAGCGGTGGCACTACACCGGCGACCAGATGGGCAACCAGCGCGAGCCCATCACTTTCTTTCAGCCGACGAGCAACGCCCAGGAGCTGATGGGCATCTACCAGGCCGTCAGCAACATCGCCGATGAGAACAGCGCCATCCCGCGCTACATCACCGGCAGCGAGCGCACGGGTGGGGCAGGGCGCACCGCCTCGGGCTTGTCCATGCTCATGGGCAACGCCCAGAAGGTCATGCAGACGGTTGCCAGCAACGTCGACATCGACGTGATGGAGCCGCTGCTCGAGAACCTCTACGACCTCATCATGCTGACGGACCAGTCCGGCCTGCTGTCGGGCCAGGAGCAGATCCGTGTCCGCGGCGTGAACGTCGCCGTGCAGCAGGAGACGGAGCGCCAGAAGCAGCTTCAGTTCCTGCAGATCACCGGCAATCCGATCGACGCGCCGATTGTCGGCAAGGTGGGCCGCGCCCGGGTGCTGCGCGCCATTGCCCAGGGCCTCGGCCTGCCCGACGACGTGGTCCCCGACGACGCCACCCTGCAGGCTGCAGCCGAATCCGAGGCGCGGCAGCAGGCGGCGCAGAGCGCGCTCGCAGGTGCGCTCGGTGTGCCCCCTCCCGATGGCTCCTCCCCGCCGGGAGGGGGTGCATCTCCCGCTGCGGCCGCCGCCGGCAACCAAGCGCCGTCGCCGACCCCGGCGCGGCTGTCCGACCACGCTCCTCCCAACAACCAGTTCCAGCAGGGGATGCCCCAGTGAAGACCGGCAAGAGCAAGCTCATCTCGACCAAGTCGATGGCGCCCGTGCGCGGCGGTTCCGCCGACCGTAATGGCGCGTGCGGCCCGACCGGCAGCAACCGCCTGTATCCGAAGGGCAGCACGCCCAGCCAGGGCAACTGGAACCCGCAGAAGGCGCCCGCCTCGAAGTTCTTCGTGGGCGGCGTCAGCGGTGGTCCGGCCAAGGGTGGCTGCTGAGCCATGAGCATCAACATCGGGCAGGCCGCCACCGATGCTGTGCTGGCTCTCCGTGGGAACGAGCACTTCATGACCGTGCTGACCAACCTTCACCGCGTCGCGTCCGACAAGCTGAACGAGGCGCTGCTCAGCGCCCCGGAGCACCGCGTTGACGCCACGGCATATGTCCGTGGCATCAGCGATGTCTGGCGCGCGCTCGAGGTGGCCTACACCGGCCAGCATGTCCAGCAGGTGCAGCGCCCGCGTCTCCCGCGCCCCAAGGCACCCCCGGCGGCCCCCACTGAGGAGCCCCAGGCATGAGCGACGTAACCCTCGCCGAACGCTACACACCCGCCATCCCGGCCGCCGTGCGCCGCGCGGCCGCGCATGCCGAGACGCTTGTGCGCCAGGCCAACGGCGAAGAAACAAACACTACTGTCGTGGCTGAGCCGCCCGCGCCCGCCGAGCCCGCGCCGCCTGCCGCCCCTACCGTAGTGGAGCCGGTGCAGCAGGAGCTGCCGCTGCCGGAGCCGCCCGCGCCGCCTGCGCCGGCGACCGACGAGGCGGCCTGGGAGCAGCGGTATCGCACGCTCGAGGGCAAGTACAAGGCCGAGACCGGTCAGCTCCGTACCGACCTGCGCGCCGCGCAGGAGGATGCGGCGAACCTTCGCATGCTGCTCTCCTCGGTGCAGGCCGCCCCCGCGCCAGCGCCCACCGGCGACCCCGTCGTGGTGCCGCCCGAGGATTCCGAGGCATACGGCAGCGACCTCATCACCGCCGCGCAGCGTTGGGCCATGGCCGCCGTGGCGCCCGAGCTGCAGGCCCTGCGCGCCGAGCTCGCGCGGCTGAACAACACGTCCCAGGCCGCCACCGCCAAGGTCGCCCAGACCTCGGTGGAGACCACCCTGGACGGCGCCATACCGAACTGGCGCGAAGTCGACCACGACCCGGCGTTCCACGCCTGGCTCGATAGCGTCGATCCCCTCTCCGGCATGATCCGCAAGGGCATGCTGCAGACCGCCTACAAACAGGGCGAGGCGTCCCGCGTTCTCGCCGTCTTCCGCGCGTTTCTGGCAGAGCACACCGCTGTCACCCAGCCGCAAGGACACACCCCGACCACACCGCCGGCCCCGCCGGCGGCGGAAGTGGTGCCCTTGGAGGAACTGGCTGCACCTGGCCGTCCGCGGCCCGGCGCACCGGCGCCCCAGAGCGAGTCTCGCATCTTCACCCACTCCCAGATCGCCGCGTTCTACCGCGATGTGACGGCAGGAAGGTACCGGGGACGGGAGCCTGAACAGCAGGCCACCGAAGCCGAGATCCTGCGCGCTGCGCGGGAGGGGCGCGTGCGCTGATGCACTCGTAAAGGACCCCTCCTATGGCCTACCCCACCTCCTCCCATCCGTTTGGTGGCGACGCCACCACGCCGACGACCGCCTATTCGGGGACGTTCATTCCCGAGATCTGGTCCGGCAAGATGATCGAGAAGTTCTACGCCACGACCGTGCTGTCGGCGATCAGCAACACGGACTACGAGGGCGAGATCAAGAACCAGGGCGACAAGGTGAAGATCCGCACCCGCCCGACGATCACGATCCGCGACTACGACGCCGACCAGCCGCTGCGTGTGGAGCGCCCGTCCTCGAACATCGTCGAGCTGACGATCGACAAGGGCAAGTACTTCAACACCGTCGAAGACGACGTGATGGCGGTGCAGAGCGACATCGGCATGATGAACCTCTGGTCCGACGACGCCGCCCAGCAGATGAAGATCACCATCGACACCGAGGTGTTGGCGGCGATCTACAGCGACATCTCCGCCTACAACAAGGGCGCGACCGCTGGCCGCATCTCCGGCAACATCAACCTTGGCGCGACCAGCTCGCCGATCTCGCTCACCTCGAGCAACGCGATCGACAAGCTGATCGACCTGGGCCAGGCGCTGGACGAGCTGAACATCCCCGAGACGGGTCGCTGGGTGGTGATTCCCGCCTGGTACGCCACCCGCCTGAAGAAGTCCGACCTGAAGGACGCCAGCATCACCGGTGACGGCACCTCGGTGCTGCGCAACGGCCGGCTGGGGATGATCGACCGGTTTACACTATACTCGTCGAATCTCCTCCCGCAGGTGACCGACGGGTCCGACACCGTGACCCGGATCTACGCCGGCCACAGCCACGGCCTGACCTTCGCCGCCCAGATGACCAAGATGGAGACCCTACGCAGCGAGCAGACCTTCGGCACGCTGATGCGTGGCCTGCAGATCTACGGCTACAAGGTGCTGGACGGCACGGCGCTGGCCCAGCTCTACGCGAAGCCGGCCTAACCAGGAGACGGGGCTGCCTTCGGGCAGCCCCAACCCCATGGCGAGCAACCGCACCATCGGTGACCTCCTGTCGGAAGCGCGCACGCTGCTGAACGACAAGGTGAGCACCAACCCCGCCTACCGCTACAGCAACGACGAGCTGTTGGAGGCGTTCAACGGCGCCATGACCGAGGCGCGCGCCAAGCGCCCGGACCTGTTTCTCGGCACGCTCGGCCTGCGCGCCGCGCTGCCGCTCTACACCGCGGACGACCTCGAGGAGGAATTCCCACTACCGGAGTGGGTCTACCCGACGGTGCTCAACTACGTCGTCGGCCGCACCTCGCTGCGCGACGACACCTACGCCAATGACAGCCGGGCGGTCGTGATGATGAACCGCTTCGTCAATCAGCTTCTCGGGGTGAACTCGTGAGCGACGCCGCAACCCAGAAGGCGGATGGTGGGCTCGACCGCATCTACGACGCCATCGAGGCCGTGGTGCCCGGGGTGAACCACGCTGTCGTGCAGATGGTCGTCTGGGACACGCTCGACGAGTTCTGCACCAAGAGCACGTTCTGGCGGGCGACCGTGCAGTGGACCCTGCAGCCCAGCGTCCAGGCGGTGAACCTCAACCCGGTGTCTGGCAACGCGCTGGTGCGCCATGTCCTGGCGCTGCGCGGCCTGACGCGCTGGCGGGTCGAGCCGCCCGCCACCATCGTCGACCTCATCCCGTGCGAGGAGGCCCGTTCCGGCCAGGCGCGCGTGGCGCTGCGCCCGTCGCGCCTCTCCGCAAACCTTCCCGGCTCCCTGGTCGACGACTGGCAGCAGGCGATCCGCGACGGCGCCCTGGCGGCGCTCTACGGCCAGCCGGCCAAGTCCTACAGCTCCGGCGCGCTGGCGCAATACCACCGCCGGCAGTTCCTGGCGGCGATCCGCGAGGCCCGCAGCCAGGCCATGCGCTACAACAGCGGCGAGCAGACGAGCGGCTGGGTCTTCCCCGGCCCCTGGCTGGGGCGCTGACCATGAGCACCACCCGCTTCGAGCCAGGCAACGCGCTGATGGGGCAGGTAGACGTGGCCGGCTCCGCGCTCGGCGATGACGAGCTGTTCGACGATCTCTCCGACATCTTCATTGTCTCCGCCGACCTGGCCACCTTCGCCGTGCTGCGCGACGAGTTCACTACCGTCGTGGGCGCTGGCGTGGGTGGGGGTCAAAGGTCCGCGGCCGCAGCAACCTGGACCCGGCCGGGCAACGGCGGGTCGACCGACTCGGCCATTTGGAGCGCGCTCAGTGGCGTCTGGGGGAGGTTCTGATGGTCGATACCCTCCAAGGCCAGCAGGTCAAGAATACCTACGGGCGGCTACTGCAGATCGTCAACGCTAACGACGGCGTCGACGGCACCCTGCGTGCGGTGCGCGATGGCAAAGGTGAAGCGACGGCGCTCAGCCTGAGCACCACCAAGGCGCTGTTCGGCGACGCCACATGGCTCGAGGCCGGCGTTGATACCTCTGCGGGCATCAGTTGGGTGCCACTGCTGGCCAGCGTTATGGTGGCGCCGGAGAGTGGTCGAGTCGCCCTAGCCGGCGCTTCGCGGGCGAGCGATGTCACCGACGCCGTCAATTCGACACAGAGCACGATCGGTGTCATCGGTATCGCGGTCATGGACCGTACCGGTTCTGGTCCGCCGTACTGGACCAGCTATGGCGGGTACTTCGAGGGGCGGATCGAGGCTGTATCCTCCGGGATCGGTACGGTCATCGGTGTCGAGGTCGACGCCATCAACTTCAGCGCCAGTGCTGCCGGCGAAAGCACCCCCTGGCGTATGCAGACCTTGGGCGGCGCCACTGCGCTATGGCTGGCCAGCGGCGGTGATCCTGCCAACCACGGCCGCACCATCGCACCGGCGCAGCTCGCCCTCGGCATCGTCGACAACGGCGAGACGTTCGAGAGTGGCATTGTCTTCTCGCGCACTGCGATCGAGGGTACCGACGGGCTCACCGGGTTTGGCTCCGCGATCAACCTGGCCACTCGGCACATTCTCGGGTGGTACGGTGCAGGTAGCGGTAACGGAGCGCGCCTGAACTACATCACCAGCACCTCGACAACGGCTGGACATTCCATCCAATTCCAGAACGCGGCGACCCTGGTGCTGTCCGCGGGCGGCGAGATCGACTTCTCCGTCGCCAACGTAGCGAACAGCGTCAACGGTATCGGCATCGTGCCGGCGGCTGCCGGCGGCTCGCCGTATATCGAGGCGTTCGGTGACGATACCAACGTGCCGTTGAAGCTGAAACCAAAAGGTAGCGGCAACATCGAAGCGTTCGCAGACCAGTTCCTGTTCTACAGCGATGGCGGCAACCAGTTGTCCGGGCTCGTCAACAGCGTTACCGCCGATACATACTTCTCCACATTGGAGTTCGCCAATGCCGGACCATTCCTTTATGGCCGGGGTGGCGTGATTGCGACGTTCGCCATGGTAGCGAACCCGGTTGCATCGTTGGCGTTCTCCAACGCAGCCAGCGGTCAGGCACTTTCGATCGCAGCTCAGGGTAGTGGCGACCTCGACATCCTGATCGACCCGGGTGGCACCAACGGGACGATCAAGCTCGGCATCCCGACCGCCACTTCCGCTACGTCCGGTGGCGCCAGTGCCCTGCCGGGCGACCCCGCTGGCTACTTCAAGATCAAGGATGCTGGCGGCACCTTGCGGCACCTTCCGTTCTGGAACGCCTGACATGCGCCATATCCCTCTCCGCACCGAGCCGTGGCCGACACCGAACGCACCCCCGCTCTCCTATAGGGGCGCTATCCTTCAGATCCTGTTTGCCGCGCCGGCCACTGGGCACCTCACCGGCGACCTCATCCTGGCGCGCTGCGATGTGGCTCAGGTGGTCAAGGGG